TAACTTCCCACTTGACTTGGCTACCCATACAGCTCCAATGATTGGCTAGACATACCGTACGTTCATCTCTTCGGAGACGGGTTGCTCAAGGCTGGAACGCGCATGAGCTTATACGGTATTCAGTATGTCTATCCAAGTCACATACACCTATCGTGGTGTTAAGTATATCAAAACTGTGAACCGCTAGTGCGGCTTGGGGAGGTGCGATCCCTCCCTTCACTATTGACTATTGGCCGGTTACGACCGATACCCTTTAGTCATGACGGTCTGGAGAGACAGACAAACAACAAACTATTTTTGAACACATGTCTACTCATGTGATTCTCTAAGCGCTTAGAGAGACGTACAACACTCTCTCTTTTCTATTGTGGCTAACACTACTCAAACTCTTGTAGGTGCTATTAACAAGGTTAATAACGGCACCTATGACTCTAAGTATGCAACCTACCTGAAACTGTTTTCGGGTGAGATGTTCAAAGCTTATGAGTCTTCGACTATCGCTAAAGGCACTGTGCAGAGCCGTACCCTGAAGAACGGGAAGGCAATGCAGTTCATCTTCACTGGCCGCATGCAGGCTGCTTACCATACCCCTGGTACTCCTATCCTGGGTAGTGGTGATCCCCCGGTGGCAGAGAAGACCATCGTCTGTGACGACCTGCTGATCAGCTCGGCATTCGTCTATGACCTGGATGAGACCCTTGCGCACTATTCATTGCGCTCGGAGATCGCAAAAAAAATCGGCCACGCTTTGGCCGAAACCTATGATAAAAAGATCTTCCGTCAGATCGCTAAGGCTGCTCGTGAAGCTCACCCCATTACCGCTGCTCCTGGTCCTGAGCCGGGTGGTAGCACCATTCAACTGGGTGTGCAGAAGGAGTATGACGCTCAATCCCTGGTAGATGCCTTCTTCGAGGCTGCTTCCATCATGGATGAGAAGAACCTGCCTAAGACTGGTCGTACCGCTGTGCTGTCTCCGCGTCAGTACTACGCTCTCGTGAGCCAGGTCGACAGCAATATCCTGAACCGTGACTATGGTAACAATCAGGGTAATCTGACTTCTGGTGAAGGTCTCTATGAGATCGCTGGTATCAGCATCAAGCGTTCTAACAACCTGCCTTTCCTGGCTGGCAATATCGCTGCTGCGGCTGGTGAGAACAACGACTACTCCGGTGACTTCACGACCCACTGTGGTCTGATCTACCAGAAGGATGCTGTTGGTGTGGTGGAAGCTATTGCTCCCTCCGTGCAAACCACTTCCGGTGATGTCTCCGTGATGTACCAAGGCGACCTGATCGTGGGCCGTCTTGCTATGGGTGCCGGTACCCTGAACCCTGCTGCTGCTATTGAGCTGCAGTCGGCTCGTTCCTGATAACGGAGGTAATTAATTATGGCAGCTTCTGTTGCTAAGGGAGACAACGGCGTCTGCACGACTGACGCTGTGCGTATCTCTGTAGCCAAGACCCGCAAGGGTTACGGCAGTGCTGTTGCTGACTCTGCTGTGGCTTCGACCACTAAGGGTCTGCGTACCGCATATCCTGGCGTTGAGTGCAATATCGCTAACGTCTGATCTACTTGGGGATCCCTTCGGGGGTCCCTTTTTTTAACTATACATGAGAACGATTCTCATATCCTGTTAATACTATGCCAGCTCCTACTACCTATACGACTACACAACTAGCTGCTGTCAATGAAATCCTGGGGTCGGTAGGACAGGCTCCAGTCACTGTACTAGACCAAACAAATCCCGAAATTGCTTTTGCTTTCACCACCCTAATGGACATTAGCAGAGAGGTTCAAGCTGAGGGTTGGTCTTTCAATAAGGAGTACGAATATCCCCTCACTCCTGACAGCCAAGGTAATATCAACATACCAGCTAATGTCCTGCAAATGGACCTTAGTGATGATATTGCTAATGCAGACTACGATACAGTTATCCGTAATGGGAAGCTGTATGATAAGATCAACCATACATTTACTTGGGACAAATCTAAGCAGTACAAGCTAGATGTTGTCTGGTACTTTGACTTCGACGATCTCCCCCAGGTCTTCAAAGATTATATCGTCGCTAGGGCGTCCACTAGAGCCGCTACAAGGCTTGTTGGTGACACGAACCTATCACAGGTGCTCGCTTCATTTGAAGCCCTTCGTAGGGCCAACTGCATGGAGTACGAGTGCAATCAAGGGGACTACACCATGTTTGGATTCAAGCAAGGTGAAGGTTTCTATAACAGCTATAAACCATTTAAGACTTTGGCGCGATGACAGCAGTCTCTCAACGTATCCCTTCATTCCTAGGTGGTGTATCCCAACAGGCTGACGAGAAGCTCTTCCCAGGTCAACTGAAGGATGCAGTCAACTGTTACCCTGATACAACACTGGGAATGATTAAGCGACCTGGGGGTAAGTTCCTAGGTACTCTACAAAACCTAACAGCTAACTCAGCTGATAACGCAGCTTGGTTCTCTGTATTTCGAGATGACCAAGAAAAATATATTGCAACTGTATCTTCTACTGGAGGCGTTAGGGTTTGGGACTTTCTAACGGGTACGGAGAAGACTGTTGCTTATCAATCCACCAGTGTAGCTGGTATTGCTAATCCCACCACTGCTATTCAGTCCTACCTTACTGCAGCTGACTACCGCAGTATCAAGACGCTAACCATTAACGACTTCACGTATATTGTCAATACGGAGAAGACTGTAGAAGCCAAAGCTGCTCCTAGCTGGAATGCTAAAAGACAAGCTGTAATTGTTGTCGCTGAGGTTGATTATGATACAGCCTTCAAGGTTACCATTAACGGAACTACCTACACTTACACCTCAAAGACTGACTATACCAGCGCCACTCCACCAGCCAAGATCGACAGAATTGCACTAAGTGAAGTTGTTGACGGTATCTTTAATGCCATTGGCAGTATCACGGGTGTAACCAAGACAAAGGTAGATAACACTATCGTCCTTACTTCTACTGTTGATATCACTGTAAGCGCTGTTGCAGGTCCCACTGGTAAGTATCTACGCACCTTTCAGGATAGTGTTGATAACTTCACACGTCTACCTGAACAGTCTACAAATGGTCTCGTTGTCAAAATAGCTAACACTACTTCGGATAAGGATGACTACTTCCTGAAGTTCATTGCAGATAATGGAAGTTCTGGGCCTGGTATTTGGGAGGAGACAAAGGACCCCAGTGTTAGTGAGGGTCTTAAGGAAGAGACAATGCCTGTTGCTCTTATCCGCCTAGCCAATGGAACTTTCAAGGTTACGACCTTGGATGGCACAGAAGTAGTTAATACACTTCCACTCAAGTGGGAACCACGTCTGGTTGGTGATGAAATCTCTAATAGCCACCCCTCCTTTGTAGGTAAGCAGATTCAAGACATTTTCCTGTTTAACAACCGACTTGGCTTCTTGACTGAAGACAATGTGTCTATGTCTCAGGCTGGTGACTACTATAACTTCTATCACGTCACTGCTACCAACCAAGTTATTAGTGATCCTATTGACCTTAGCTGTGCAAGTATCCGTCCTGCAATTCTAAATGCAGTGACACCTATTTCACAGGGTCTTCTCCTCTTCAGTAGAAGTCAACAGTTCCTAATGGAATCTGAGGATGGCTCTTGGACTCCAGGTAATGTCAGTATTCGTACGATCTCGAATTACGAGTGTGATAAGTACATCAAGCCTGCTGACTTGGGTGCAACTGTTATGTTCGTTAGTAAGAACGTCAGCTGGACACGTGCCTTTGAGATCTTCACTCGTGGTCAACGTGAGGCACCGACTGTAACTGAGTCAAGTCTTGCAGTTCCTGAGTGGATCCCTCAATCAATTACCAAAGCAACTGGTAGCTCCCAGAATAGCCTTTGGATTGGTAGTGATAAGTCCTCCAATAAACTCTATCTCTTCCGGTTCTATGATCAGGGAGACGAACGGAAGATTGCCTCATGGGTACGTTGGGAGTTACCTTCCAATGTAGTTCATACTGATGTACAGAATGACATCCTATATGTCGTCACTAGTGGTACAGAGGGTTACACTATTCTCAACCATACTCTTGTCTTGTCACCATCTAGTGGTGGCCTTGTCAACTCTCTAGGTAATTCTGTTGATCCGTATCTAGATGCATGGTACGAGATTCAATCGACTCCTACTTTCTCTAATAAGTACACTAAGGTATACATACCTGCTCACTACAACACTTCCAAGACCCTTCGCTATGTCGTGGGTCTGAAGAAAGTGAACCCTAATGCTGAGCTTGATTCAGGTCTTACTCAGGTAGTCAGTGTACAGACAGATGGTGGGGGAAGTTACTTCGAGATACCCGGTGATGTAACAGGACATTATATCTATATCGGTTATGAGTACCAAATGGAACTTACACTCCCTCGGTATAAGTACTCTTCTGGTGACAATGGTTATGACTTTACTGGCTATACCACGATTGCTCGAATGCAGTTCTATACAGGGCTTGGTGGTTCTGTCTACTTCACACTAAAGGACGGTACACGTCAGGAGTGGACTGACACTGCTGGTATTCAAATTGCTGACACATATCAGTCTGACTCCAGCCCATTTAGGGACACCTATATCTACAAAGTACCTGTTCATCAGAGACCGGATAACTTCACTATGAAAGTAAATTCTAATACACCATTCCCTGTGAGCATTGTTGCAATGCAATGGGAAGGTCAATACTCACCTGGATTCTATAGGAAGGCGTAGATATGGCTTGGGAAATCGCCGCACAGATCGGTTTATCAGCCCTTAGTAGCGTCTTAGGTGGCATGGGAGGGCAAGCCGAAGCTGACGCTAGGAATGAAGCTATCCGGCGCCAGTATCAGTACGACCTTCAGTCTTGGAAATACGGTAAGAAGCGTGTAAGGGCTGACTACCGCCAAGATAAAAAGCAGTGGAGACTCAATCAACAGAATGAGGAGACACGTGCCGCCTGGCAAGACTCCACTAACCTTCAAGACTGGCAGTATGCCCTAAAGATCCAAGACTTTGAATAT